AGTGGAGATTTCATACGGCAGGCAACGAGTGTCCCAATAGGTATTGTACATGTCCCAGTTTTTGACTTTATTTCCCTGCCAAATAACTTGTTTGGGTTTACCTTCCTGCCCGCCTTTGAATGTTACATCAGTTTCAATTGCAGCGGTAACCACTTTATCCCAAGTAACTTCAACTGCGGCAATGTTGTACTTGAATACGTTGACAAAGAATAGGATCAATTCGCGAGTCCAACCTGCCCGTATTGCATTCTCTTCGATAACTGCCTGCATTTGCATCGCTTGATCCTGCCACTGCGGATCTGCAACAACCCCAAAAATTGGGTAGTCAGTTAAGAACACGGCAGTTTGGTAATCGACTGCTGCATCAACTTGCGGGGCCACAATTGGAACTGTGACGTTCTGAATTCGGTTCGAGTCACCTAAAGTGTTTGCCAGCTTGGCACGTTGATGCTCAATGGTTAAATCTTTTGTGCGCAGATAGGACAGGTCAATGTCTCGAAACTGTTCTCGCAGATTGTATTGGCGGTATGCAGAAGTGCAAACAAGTCGATGGAATTCCAGCAAACCTGCCTGAGAATTCTTGGTGAGCTTGAATGGTGTGTTGGCAGCCATGGCAAATGTTTCCTAAAACGGGGAGGTTACAGATTCAGCGTGAACCTGGAGGGAGTAGAATTCTTGTGCTTCCAGCGTCAGATTGGAGACAATGTATTCTCCGAACTGCTGTCTGACTCTGGGAGCGTAGCAAAGTAAGTCTAGAATTCCATCTGCGTTGTCTCGCTTGAGCGGATTGAATTGAATGATTTGGGAACAGACTAATGCACGAACAGTTGGGTGCAGGAGAATTTCTCCAGACAATAACTGCTTGAACATTGTTAGAATCCGAGAATTCTTAGAGGAGATTCCGGAATAGATTTCTACAACTTCAATTCCAGTGATTCCGTATTGGGTTAGCATGTTTCGCATAATCCAACCCAGAACATACTGGAATGCATTCGCTTCAATTGCAATCAGTCGGCAGTTCCGACGTAGTGCCAGTCTAATCGCTTGCTCACAGGTTTCACCTGGGGATAGGCGGCCCTCGATAATTTCTGTCGCCACATCTTTCTCATCAAATACTTCAAAGTAACCGATGGAGACTGCATCAGCATTGATCTTGTCAGTTGCAGGGTCAATAATAATATATGAGCCCTGGCAGTACGCATCGTCTGTGTATGGATTTTCTGGGATTTTGCCGATGTCGATGAAGTTATTTACGCTGGCGTTCTCATCATTCAGGACTTCTGCAAAGAATACTTCGGGGCGCCCGGCCGCTAAGTCATTTGCATATTCTTGGATTAGTTGATTGATTGGTTGCAACTCTTCCCAGAGTGAAGTGCCGTCCGCTAAGATTCCGCCTGCAATAAACTTAGTCCAGGTCGGATTAGATTTGAGCCGGCGCAGAATTGACCACTTAGTTGGGTACATGTTGGCAATGAAAATGAATAGGCACCCGTGAGGTGACTTAGCTTTCATTGCAGTACCGAACATCCAAGTTTCCAACTTTTCGCTGACTACCTGGGAGTCTGCATCTTCCCGCGTTTGAATGTCATCAAACACCATTAAATCTGGGCGCTCATTTTCTAGCGTGATGCCGCGAATGTCTGACTGTGCGCCGGCGCCCATTAGAATAATGTTGCGTCCACGGAAACCGAATCGTTTTAGTTCCTGTCTATCTGTGATGGAGCCGACACGGAAATCCCCAAATACTTTAAGCACATTGGATTCACAGAGCATCGCGGTGATGTCTGCGATAATGTTGTTTGCTTTGGTTTGAGTGCCGCAAATGATCAGGATGAATTTACGTTTAGTAAAGAGAACGACGTAAAGGATGAATAGTTTAATTAGCATTGTCTTGCCAAAACCGCGAGGCAGTCCAATGGCAAGTTGAGAGAAGTCTCGTTCGCGATGAATGTAAGATAGCAGCCAGGTCCAGATTGATTTGAACACCGGCGGAAAGCAGTAGCGAAAAATTAGGGGCATGACAAGAGCTGCCAAGAAATCCAAATTGGTTCTTGACAACTCCTGCACTTGCAAAGTTTCCAGTGCGGCTTCGCTAACTGTAGGCGCGTCCGCGCCAGAGTCAATTAGCCCGGTTACTCTACCAACCGAAGCGGGTGAGTCCAGTTCTAACTTCTTGTTCCAGTCAGTCATTTCGGGAATTTCCTGGACATTTCCAGTTGAATCCGCAACAGTTGCTCCCGCGCATCCGCACGATTCTTCTGCATCAATCGATTTTTGGCTTCGACTGCTTCTTTTGCTGCGCGAGAATTAAGTTGGTGCAGCAGTTTCTGCAATTCGGGGCTGGGTGCTTGGCACATTTTGCTCTCCAGTTGAGGGTTGAATTAGTAGTTGGGGCTGCATTTTAGTTAGCAACGCTGTCATGTTGGCAGATTGTACGGTAATTAAGTCCTGCTGTCCAGCTTTTACGACTTGATTGTTAATATTTGTGGTGAATTGTTGCAGAATTGCAGTTGGAATGTTAAGTTGCACTACAGTTTGTTGTGTTGTCAAATGTTCTGGGGCTGCCGCGCCACGCCGTTTTGCAGAATTTACAACAGAAAGCAGTTTGGCAAGTTTCATTGGATCAAATACCATTGAAAGACTGGTGCGCAATCGTTCTAAGATTTGATCTTCTAACGTGTCATACTTGGAATCCCGCTCTGTGTGCGCCGCAAGCTGTTTGTAACGCAATTCTGCGACTTGCTGCGCGAACTCATCTTGCGAAAGCAGCTGGGAAATTCTGGCCGGAGTAACTCCCACCGCGGTCGCCACCATTTCTGGCGCGAATCCCTGCCCTAATAGTGTTAGCACTTTCGACTCTGTTGCATTTAGCGCTGGCGCCACGGTGTTCATGGTGGAATTCCTCTGTCTATTTGTGCCAATTGTAATTGCGGGGCGCCTAAGTTTCGCACGGGGATCGCAATGGGGGCATTTATCGTCAATTCTCACACTTAACTTCTGGGAGTTGCAGATATGAAAAAAGTTTAGCAAAATTTTTGAGTCGTTATAGGATAGGCGCGACAAACAAACTCAAAAAAGGTCCACGGGGGAGGGTTGATTGCATAATGCGGGAATGAATTTCACATTGTGAGAGGCGCAAATTGTCAGGTGGGTAGGCACAAAATGTCAGTGAGTGACAAGAATTGTCAGGTGAGAATGGGATGCCAGGGGAGAATTGAGGGAGAATCAATGGGTTAGCACTGGCACGGGATATGCTAGATAGTAGGTGAGAGTGAAGAGATTGTTTGTTTGAAAGGTAGGTAAACAGAATGACACAAGACACCAAGGACTTGATCGTAGACGTGCTAGTTTTTGTCGGCGTCCTCGTGACACTTTTCGGATCTGCTGTCTGGATTGTTGTAACCCACTAACCGGGAGGACAGAATGATTATTGCGATGATTTTGGAGCGGGGCTCGCATGCATTGATTAGTGCGGGAGAAGGTCAGACAGAATGCGAAGCTAAGGCGAACGCAATCTTGGAAGCACCAAAAGAGTTTGACAATCTGTTGATGACTGAGCTAGAATGGGAACTAGAACAGATTGCAGATTGACCTGAATTGCAGACATAGCCTCTAATTTTCTGGGGGCTATCCCGGCAATTCCGCCGAAGGAGAATCTAATCATGAATTACGCTCCCGGGTATCCTGTGCAAGTTCAAGCAGATAACGAAAATGCGGAAGATTCCGCAGTCCGTGCAATGTGCATGGTTTATGATCGCGATGGGCTAATCACAGTCTTTGAGGCTCTAACAAAAGCATACCGCCACGTTATCGCGTGGGATTGTGACGGAAATAAGGCGAAAGAATACGATAATCGGTGAGATTCCATCGCCTCATGCTCCAATTTTCTGGGGCATGCACGATGCAATTTTGCATCACCCCTAATAGTCATTTTCTGGAGATTCTATTATGTCTAACGTTTCTAATCATCACACTGTTATTCCTTTCATTGCAGGCAAGACTGAGCCGTTGACTGGTCAGCGCTTGGCAAAGATTGGTTACAAGAAGACTAAAGATCAACCCAATCCGCCTAAGTCGATTGCAGTCAGTTTGCCGGTGATTACGGATGACGCGATTGTGGCCAACATCCAGTTGATTCTGCCGCTTGTGCGGGAAGCGTGCGAGGGAGTGCAAGATAAAATCATTCGTTCTCTCTACGAATCACGTGAATATGCGCTGGAACGTGTGGCAGATTCCGAGATTGGATTCGCTGCAATTGCCGGATATGTCAGCTCGGAACAGTCTG